TATATAATGAACACAAAACCCCACCAAAAAAAGGGTAAAAACGGTGCATCCCATGAAAGAAGAAAGAAGACACATCGATGCATTCGAATTATACTTCCAACTACGACAACAAGGAAAAGGAGTAAGGGATGCAGTTGCTATAGTGGCAAAAGAGCAAAATCGTAGTGAATCAACAATTTACACTTGGAAAAGAGAATTTGACTGGGATAGTCGAGAGGCTGTTAGGGCCGCTGAGATCCGGAAAAAGGTGGAAGAAGAAATAGATGAAAGCATTACCGATGCAAAGGTCAAATATCTCACCATTGTCAATTTAAGCCTTGATCAATACTTAGAGGATGTGAAAGAAGGCCGTAGGAAGCCTATTAAGATGACAAGCACGATGGACATTGAACGGTTTATCAAATTAGCGTTGCTTTTGATTGGGGAAAATACTGAAAGGGCTGAGGTAAACACTGGAGGACTGGATAGGCTTGCTGAAACCATCCGAAGAAGTATCCAGAGAAAGGGGTGAGTTCCAACTCGGAGAACTAAGCCCTAAGGCCCTTGATTTCCTCATTAACAGTGATGCACCAATCAATATAGCTTATGGGGCTGTGAGATCATCTAAAACAACCACAGCCACGCTTAGATGGCTTCAATACATCGCTGAATCCCCACACAATGAATTTCTCCAAACCGGAAAAACAAGAAGCACACTATACAGGAACGTGCTGAGAGATCAAATGAAGATGCTTAACGCCTTCAACATCGAGTATAACCATCTTAAATATGATGGGATCCTTGAAATCGAAGATAAAGTGATCTGGTTGGTTGGTTTCAGAGATGAACGTGTATCAGAGATTATTAGGGGGATGACTGTGGGTGGGTGGTACGGGGATGAAGTCACCACATACCCCAAAACAGCCGTTGAACACGCCTTAGACCGTTGTAGCTTGAAGGACAGCAAGGTTTTCTGGACATTGAACCCATCCAGCCCTTACCATTACATTTACACTGATTATATTTCGAATAAACGGTTACGGAAGAATGGTGATGTGAAGGTATGGCATTTCATGTTGGATGATAACCCACATCTTCCAAAATCGTACAAAGAACAAATAATAAGACGATACCCCCCAGGAACGGTTCAATACAAGCGAAAGGTGGAAGGATTATGGGTTGTTGCTGAAGGAATCATCTATGACCACTTTGTTGAAGAACAACACACGTTCACAGACCCCCCATATGGGGGGTATGACTACTACGTGCTTTCTACAGACTATGGGATAAGCACAGTGACCGTACACGGCTTATTCGGGATAAAAAGCCGTGAAAGTGGAAATGAATACCACTTACTCCGTGAATACTACTATGATGCTGAGAGAATGGGAAAACAAAGAACTGACGCAGAACACGTTGATGAAGCCCTAAAACTGTTAAATGGCTTGGATTTACACGCCTGGTTCATACCACACGATGCTGCCAGTTTAAGGGCAGAAGCACAACGTAGAACCTACAAGAGCAGACCATTACCCGTTTACACCTACACCCCCAACACCATCGAAGATATCAGAGAAATTCAGAAGGTGATAGCTGAAAACCGTTTCATGATCCACACATCCTGTAAAAACAGTATACAGCAAGCACAGACCTATTCATGGGATAAGAAGGCCCAAGAAAAGGGAATAGACAAGCCCCTTAAGGAAAATGACCATTGCCCTGATATGTGGCGTGGTGCGATCATAGGAAGCCGTTACATCACCCAGAATCCTTATTCAACCACAAATAGAAGGTATAAGACTTATAGAGGTTAAGAGTATGGGGATCTTCGATAAAATAAAAGACATGTTGTTTTCGAAAGAAACAAAGCCCGTAACCCCCATCCCACGTGAATACCGCAAAGAAAGGGTTGAACGGGCTAAAAGCCTCACACTGGAACAAATTGAATACATAATGAGTGATACCCAAGTAGAAACAGCATACCACCTTTTCGAAAGCTTCCTACTCTCAAGGAATATGATGCTACAAAAGACAAAAACAAGTGAAACAGATGATGAACTCCAAAGAACCGTTGAGGCCTTTGTAGAAGACATTTACAACCGTTTGAAGCTGATAGAGCACCGTTTAAGGCGTGATTTGTACACTGCGGTCTTGTATGGGTTTTCAGCACATGAAATCATATTCAAACAAACAGTCTTTGATGATCGTGTTGTTATTACACTTGATGATCTTGTCCCTATTCATCCAAGCACGGTTTACTATGATGATTCTTTTGTGTATGATGATGATGGTGGGTTTGTAGGGTTAAAGCAGATTGTTAATCCGGTTTTTCCACGGTCTGGGGATGAAAAAGAGGTTTTGATCCCAGCTGATAAACTACTCTTATACTCCTTCAAATCCCATTTCGGGGATTTACGTGGTCGCAGCATCCTAACAGGGATCTATGATAATGTACAATTCAAAGAGGACACCATACGATGGCTTTTAATCTTTTTACAAAAACATGAAAACCCAACCCTTGTTGGGAAGATATCCAACCCAGCACACAAAGAAGACCTCCTAAAAAGCCTTGAAATGATAGATGAAGGCCTCACCAAGATCACCGTGGGGAAAGAAGATGAAATACAACTTATTGAGTCAAATAAAGGTGGTGAGGCCTTCTTTGAATTCATCAAATACAATGACAACATCATACTCCGTCAATTCTTAATTGGAACCCTATTATTGGGTCAAAGTGATAAAAGCAGTGGTAGCTATGCACAATCACTTACACAAAGCAACATACTTCGGACAGCCCTTGAAGGGATTCATAATGACATTGCCTTGAAAATTAACGAGATCATACGGCGGTTGGTTGAATACAATTTTGGTGAGGATGCTGTGAAATACACGCCAACAATCCGATTTGAGTCATTCCAAGGCAGAGATACCATAGAATTGCTGAAAGTGCTTTCTCCATATGCTAATGCGATGTTGGTGGACACAGAATCAGAATGGTTCAAAAAGCTGATAGAATACAGCATACAAGACATAACAGGTGAGACAGTCCCCATTGGAGAAGATGAACATTTAGGGCCTTCCAATGAGTTAGAGAAGCTTCCAAGTTCTGAAATGGAAAATAGCATCCTTGATAAGATCAAAGAACACTTATATCATCGAAAAGATTGAGGATGAAGCAGCATGGTGAAAAAAGAACTCCTACGTGTACGGGCTTCCACAAACCAGCTTGATCAACGCCTCAAAAAGCTGTTTAAGGAAGCTAAGGAGAAATGGGAAGATGAACTTTCACAAGCCACAAATGAAGATGAATTCATCGAAAAAGTCTTCAACAAGGCAATGAACCCCATATACTCAGTTAAAGGCGTGGAAACAGTTATAGATGCAGCAGTAGCAGCATTTGAGCAATATCACATGCCCCTTGGTATGAGGAAGGAATTATTCCAAGAAATACTGAAAAGCGACATCAGTGGGTACATGGCACGGGTGAATAGGGAAGTAGGTGACGATATCTTGAAACAGATGACAAGGATGGTCTCTGAAAAGAAACCCTACACTGAAATGATCAAAGACCTGGGAAACCACTATGAATCTTTGGCATCATTCAGATCAAGAACAATTGTGAGAACTGAGATGCTAAGGGCTGGGAACCTTGTAGAGTACCAACGTGGCTTGTTAAGTCCAATGAATCAATATTATCGTGTTATAAGCCATCCTAACTGTTGTGAGGAATGTGCTGAACGGTACGAGTATGGAAATGCTTTCTTTCCAGCTGATGACTATGACAGCATCCCACCACTTCACCCAAATTGTCGATGTGTGATTGACTGGCCAAGCGTTACTGAATTGCCAGAAGACCTACAATCTAACGTTCTTGAGGTTATAGGGGCGATATTATGATCCGGTTAAACCAAAAAGGGTATAAAAATGCGAGAAAACTGATAGAAGCCGGCAGGATAAACAAAGGGTCATGGGAAAAACCCAACCTGTCAGATTTCAAAAACGTAGAAGAATACAGTTTGTATTGTCTTGGTGTTGACACAGAAGCAGATCCAGAAACGGCAGCAGCGTACTCCTACCCCTATGGGAAGAAAGGAGAAGTCTACATCGCAGCGTTACGTGCTATTAGATCGGCTGCTGCTGGTGGTAGGGGTGCACAGCCTAACAAGGAGATTTTTGAAGCTGCTGGAAGACTCCTTGACCAAGCCAAATCAAAAGTTGAACAAAAAACCCAGAATACGATAAAAGTGGATGCTATTCTTTGGTCACCGGGTGTACTCCATCCAAGTGTTGATGGAGTCCCAACAAAGGTTTATGCTGATGCAGAATTGGCAGAGAACGTTTATGAATGTGTTAAATCGAAGATAGAGGAAGTTGGTGGTCTTCCCATCACTATAGATCATCTGAATTTGAGTCAGTTGGAAATCTTGAAGGATATGGGTTATGGTGTGATTGGATGGATTACAAAGGTTGAATTGAGGAATAACCGTGTCTATGCTACTGAGATCGCATATGAAGGTGATGGGATCCCCAAATTGATTGAAAAAGGCCTATTGAAAGCTTTCAGTATAGAGGCCTTCACAAGCTTGAAACCCTTCGAGGATGGTTTTAAGATTGTTAAATTTGAAGAAGTGACAGCCGCAAGCGTTGTTAGGACACCGGCTTGTCCATCATGCTTAGTTTATCGTATAGAGGCTTATAATCGTTCCAAACATATGATGGATGTCTTTGTCAAGTTCATACCAACAATTAAAGGTGGTAATATGAAGGTAGATATGCAAAAAGAAGAACCAAAACCTTCCGAACCAGCTGAAAAACCAGCTGGGGAAGGTGATGAAGCAAAAGCTGATGTTGAAACCACTGCTATGGTCATAGACCGTGTGAATGCCGTGGTTGAGGAGTTGACACAACTTATAAAGGACATACAAGAAAAACAACCAGAAGAAGTAAAACCAGAAAAAGGTGAAGAAAAACCAGAAAAAGGTGAAGACGGGGCTGTTAAAGCAGCAACAAGAGAACTAAAAGAGAAAGCAGCCGTAGCACAAGCAAAGAAGGTTGTTGAAGCCTATGTTGAACAAGGGAAAGTCAAACCAGCCGACATCGAAGCCCACGTAAAACTGGCAGCCAAAGACATAAAATCCTATCAGAAGGTCATGGAAGACTCTGAACCCTTAATCCAGATGGGTAGAATAAGTAAAAGCCATGTAGAACAACCTAAAAAACCCTACACATATGAAGAATACCGTAGGAGGTTTTTCGAATAAAAAAAAAGCTGATAAAAAGGTGATAATATGGTAGAAGAACGCAACTATGGTGAATTAGGCCCTTCTGTGACCATGCAACTTAAAGAAGGTGATATGACCATTTCTGAGATTTCTACAGCGAGAGGCCTTGAAACGGGTGCTACTTTTACAAGTCAGATCAAAAAAGGAGATCTTGTTGCAATAGCCGGCGACATGCTCGTGGAAAAAGTCACAGCATCCACCACAGCCACAATCGTTGGTGTTGTGGAAGATGAACCACAATTCCAAGGACAAGAACCTACAGAATCAGCGACAGAGGGCGACTATGTACGTAGAATCGCAGCGGTACGATTATTTGGGGCTGCTGTGAGAACTGTTGAATTAGTATCCACTAATGCAGCAATAACACCCGGAGACCCCATAGAAAATACGGGTCAAAAATTTGATAAAGCTTCATCATCAACTGATAAAATCGCACTTGAAAGTGCAAGCGCAAATTCTGGGGGTAAAATAGCAGTCCTATTTGGACATTACTATAAATGAGGTGATTTAGATGGTAGATTTTACAACAACGGTACCAGCTGAGGCCCTTCTTCGAAAACACAACATGGAGTACTATATAACTGAAAATGTGATACCACAAGTCCCATTCTTACAGATATTGCCAACTGCTGAAAACCAGACTGGAGAGTTCACCAGTGTTGTTGAGTCCAACAATCCAGTACGTGACATACGAGAAGGGGATCAAGGAACCCCAGCTTTAGCATCTGAGGCTTCAGAACTCACCACAATACAATTGGTGGCTGGTAAAGTTGTATCTGGAAATACAGTGTCATATGGATACAGTCTTGCATACACTGACAAAGATGCTGAAAGGAGTCAATTCACAGCCGATATAAAGCTTGCTACCCAAAAGATGATAGCAGGGTTTGCATATTTCCTAAACGATTACATTGCTGGGGAATTAGTGAGAACAGCACAGTTAGATGCCCCGGATGACATAAGTGATTGGGGTACATCTGAATACGATCCAAGGGCTGACTTTGTGAAGATCCGAAAAGCATACAAGGAAAAAACTGGCTTCTTCAGGGCAGATACTGTTATGCTGGCTTTAGATCCGTTCTACAAGCTACAAGAGTACCTTGTTTCCTTCGATAAGGAAGTGAATGAAGCAGAACTTTCAGTAGACGGAATGAGAATACAAAACGTTGGAGACGATATAGACGGTTCACATGACTTCATTGTCCTTGATTCCCAAGTTCCACCAGGCATCATCGAAAAATACGTTAATCCACGCTACTCAGCCCTATCCGGGCAACAAGCACCCGGCGTCCCACCAGCCCTAATCAACATCAATGAAGTGAAAGAAGACACATACCCACACCGAAACATCCTTGAACTCTGGGTAGATGTTGGGTATAATAGTAGAGAACCTTACAGTGTGATGACTGGTCAATTTGTCCAGTCCTAAGCGGGTGTGATAAGCTATGAGCTTCTTAGAAGACTTAAGAAAGAAAGGGGGGATCTCTAAACGCTTGTACCAGTATGTGAAGGGTATAGAATCTTCCATTAGTGCTATCGAGTCAGATATTGATGCCATCGAAACAACCGTCGGAGAAAAAAGCACCGTTGCAATAATCGGCCCCCGTACCGGTACTGGTGGTTTAGAGACTGTTGAACATTCCCTTGGGGCCGTACCATCCAAAGTAGTACCAGTTTTTTCATCAGCACCAGATGGTGGGGTCACAGCAACATTAGGGGATATAAGTGATGAATCAATAGGGATAACGGTCACAGCATCAGCCGTTTACTATCTTATCCTTCTAAAATAAGATGATGTGGTAGTGTAGAATCATGACTATTCAACCAGACCTTGAGAAAATCGAAGAAATCGTCAGCATCTACATCGAATCCCCATCCGAGACTTTGATTTCAAGCGTGGCTGAGAATGGGGTTCAAACAGCCCTTCAAAAGTTGAACACAGCCGGTTTTGGTGAGGATGACCTCACCCTAACAATGACAGCCTCCATAACAATCGCAGCTGAATACTACGCCATTTCTGAATTGATTCAAGCCCTATACAACGCTTCAGAAGGTGGGGACAAGCACGTTGAACATTACCTTGCAAGGGCTGACACGCTTGTATCAGCCGTTATAGAAGAACTGTCTAATCGGAAGGATGGGTATGGGAACCCTATTTCAGCAGTGAAGACTGGATATGAGTACAATACACGATACAGGACAAGATAATGGGGTGTGGTCACAATTCTGGAAATAGAAGCAGATACTTCAGTTCTTGCAGAACTTGCCGAGAAGGCTGTGAATATTAGACAAGCCCTTTCAATGGCTTTAGATGACTTCATGCAAGCCTTAGAATCCACGGCTAAGGATTATGCACCCATAGTAACGGGGAATCTTCGAGCAAGTCACACAGTGTACCCCACGGGTGAATTGGAGAGAGTATTAACCGTTGACACCAACCAAGCCCCTTATGCCATTTTTGTCCATGAAGGAACTTCCCCGTATGTCATTGAACCAAAGAATGCCAGAGCATTGGCATTTGATGGGATCTTCACCAAACGGGTGCACCATCCGGGTATAAGGCCTAATCCTTGGCTTAGGGATGCTATGGACTCAGTGAATGCAGTTGAACACATAGAAAGCTTCTTAGAAATGTTGCTGGGGTGATTCAAGTGTCCTTTGACCATATAGGGCAAATCAGTTCCAAACTGCAAGAACTCCTTTCCAGTCTTTCCATTTTTGATGAAGTGAGGATAGGGATCCCAGAATCCACAGTACAATTCAAAAACGCCGTTGCCACAGTTTACACAACTGGTGGCCGTTTTGATCAAACAATGGGACAATATAACATCCCCATAGAAGTGGAATCGGTGATATTTGCTGTGTATCGTGGAACCAAGCCCGCAACGTACTCAAAAGCGATAGAAGACCTTGTCACAATCCTTAAAAAATTCAACACAGAAGAAGAATGGTATACTGTGAAGGGCACGACAAGGATGACAAAGGTTGATTCATTTCAACACATTCCAAGGGTGGTTGGGAAAGGATTCTACACCACAATCGTTTATAACTTAAAACATGATGTTAGAGAACCCTATTAATGTAATAGGATTATGAGAGGTGAGTATTTTGCCACCAGTAAGATATTTTGGTTTTAAAAAAGAATCAAGCTTTGGAACTGAAGCCACTGAGTCAACATATGATATTACCATAGCTGAGTCTGTTAGCCTTGATGTGCCAGATGAGCCAGTCATTTCACTTCCAACGCTTTCACCGTTCCCAAGAGGACAAATAGCTGGGTACTATGCCAACAAAGGATCATTCGAGTACCCAGTAGACATAAAAACAGTAGGATATCTTCTATACTTTAGCATTGGTGGATACACGTTCACATCTGGAACTCCAAACAATACACATGAATTCTATGCAACTACAGCAAAAACACTGCCTTCATTCACCGCACGAGTAGGAAAGGACACATTTGAACACGTTTTCCTTGGGACAGTTGTGGATAAAATGAGTCTTTCCGTTGAAGATGAAGTTGCTGTGATGAAAACAGACCTTCTTGGAAAGAAAGACAAAAAAGCAACAATTAGAACAACCCTAAATGAACCATCGGATGTTTTCCCAATCGCATTTTACCGAGTGAACGTAACTATAGATTCTACAGACGTTTCTTCGAAGGTGAAGTCATGGGAATGGGAATATGACAATGGGATTAAGGAGGATTTTGGACGTGGATTTGGTTCCAGATTCCCATACGGCTTCTATACGGGGGATAAAAACTGTACATTGACGCTTAAGATGAAAGACGAGGATACAAGCATTCTTGAAGCGTTTTGGGGTGATAGTAGCGGTGCAAGTGAAAGTTCACCATCCACATTTTCAGTTATTACAACCTTCGATGCTGGAGATGCTGGTACAATGACTGTCAATTTCCCAAAATGCTACTACAAGAAGATTGACACATCAATAAAGGCCGCTGAGCCCCGTGAACCTACTATAGAAATCGGATGTCTTGAAACAGAAGTAACATTGGAGGATGGTACTACTAAGAAGTCCACACCTGCTTATGTGAAGATAATTAACAGTGAATCAAAAATTGATAGTTAAAAAAAAAATAAACCCTTTTTTGAGTTTTTTGGAATAGTAAAAAAAGGAGGAATTGTTTTGGGGAAAAACAAGGATAATATACGTTTGTTTGAGGAATTACTACAAGGACAAAAGAAAAAAGTTGAATACAAAGTTGAAGGTTTGGAAAAGCCCATCCTATTAAGGCCTTTGACTTGTTCTGAGATCTTGGAACTTCAAAAGATTGAGAAAGAAGGGATGAAGGCTACGATTGACATAGAAGGCCTTATGAACATGTCACCGGGTGAACGGCGGGCTGCTATCAAGGATCAAACACAGAAGCTTAAACAAGAACTTGATTTTGCCAAGACTTATGAATCACGTGCACGTGTGAAAGTGACGGCTGTTTCCCTTTCAGCTGAAACACCTATTGAGATCATTGAACAACTGCCACACAAGGTTCTAAATGACCTATTCTTGAAAGTGATGGAGATTAGCAGTGTATCCGATGAAGAACTTGACACGCTTAACCAATTTCGTTAAAGAACCGGAAGGAAGGCTTCTTTGGGCTTTACACAACTCGGGAGCGAGAATATGTGAAAAAGCAGCTGATTTAACTGAGAAACAAAAACTCTTTCTCGCACAAGCATACTACCAAGAATTGCGAGAAGAACGAGAATTCATAGCTAAGGCCCTTGGTGCTGAAATAAAGGAGTCTGGGGTCTCAGAATCCATGAAGGAAAGAGCAAAGCGTTTAGCAAGGAGAGTATAAGAACCCCACACCCTTCCTTTTACCCCTTAAAATAAACTGGGATGTTGGTGCTTGTATGGATGAAATAAGCGTAGTAGTACGGCTTGTAGATGAAGCTTCTTCACAAATGCAATCACTTGTCGCCAATATGGAAGGTGCAATGAGTTCCATTAGTTCCACGGCGACTGATGCATCTTCCAGTCTCACAGAAATCGGATCTTCTGCTTCTGATGCTGCTAACAGTATATCAGAGGTTGGTAATGCTGCTAATGAGACAAGTGATGCCGTATCCACAGCAGCAAACAGTGCTGAAGAATTGGATAGTGCAACATCGAATATTACATCAACAAATATTGATGAAGTTGCAAATGCTGCCACAGAGGCATCAACATCCCTAAACTCCACTTCTACAAGTGCCGAGGAACTTGCAACAAGCTTAGCAAGTGTAAATGCTACCGATCTCTCCAGTGTTGCCGCAAGTGCTGATTCTTTGAAAGGAAGTCTGGATAAGACTGCTGAATCGGCACAAGAACTAACCAACAATTCAAAGGAGGCCACAACCACCCTTGCAAACACGGGTGGAAGCGTTGTGGGGCTTGCTGCCATTGCCGGGGCCCTTGGAGCTGTCACGGCGGGTATGGAGATGGCAGCACGGGACGCCACAAACCTAAATACAACCTTCCAAAAAATGGCAAGTGCAAAAATGCCAGAACCAGCCGTAAGGAGCTTTGTAGCAAGCCTTGTTAGTGCAAAACTGCCCTTAGAGGATGTTATAGGTTATATGAAGCTTTTAAAACAAGCTGGAGTCTCAAGTGCTGAAGGACTCAGGGCAGGTATAATTGGGCTAAACAACTTGGCGCTTGCAACTGGCACCACAAGGGATGAAATTTCCAGATTTGCCAATTCTCTGATTGTGATGGGTATACGGCTTGATGAAGTTCATAAAGCTTATAATGCTGTCTCTTATGCACAAGCAAACATCGTAGGTGGTTTTGCAACATATATTAAGTGGATGGAGAAATTTGATTCAGAGTTTAGAAAATTGGGGCTTAACATTGATCAGACAGCTGTGCTTATTGCTGCTGCAACTAAGAAGTTTGGTGGTGGTAGGGCTGCATACACCGGTTTAAGTCAAGCCTTGAAGGAATGTAACGGTGATCTAAGCGTTTTAGAGCAAAAGCTTGGCATGCAACCTGGTACGCTTGCAAGGGCAAGTGAAATGACTTCGAAATATGCTGGAACTATTGATAGGAAGTCAAAAATTGAAAAGAACAATGTTACAATAATGCAAATGCTTCAAACAGAACTGGACAAGCTTAAAATACGTTTCTCATGGCTTATAGGCCCTATTACAAATGTCGGAGGTCTCATAAGTGGTTTAGTAGGATTATATTCAGTATATCTTACATACCAATCAGCTGTTTCGATGGCTGCAAGTGCACAAGCATTATCAGAAATGACAAAAGCGGGTGCTACGGAGGCCTCTACCGCAGCAACCAGTCAAAACATCGTTGTTACTACTTTGCAAGCGGCTGCGAACCGTGTAGTTGCTATAGGGACGGCATTGTACACGGCTGCATTAGAAGGAAATCTAATAGCCTTGATTGCACAGACAGTAGCTACAAAGGCTGCTACGGCGGCACAATGGTTATTTAATGCTGCTATGTCAGCTAATCCAATTATGTGGGTTGTTATAGCTATAGGGGCCCTTGTAGCAGCCCTAATTTACCTATACTACAATTACAAGCCCGTAACGGATGCTGTGAACTGGTTCATCAATGGGTTGAAGCAGGTTGGTGGGGTTATCTATGGGTACTTGCTTGGGGCCTTTGAAGCGGTGAAAGGGGCCCTATCAGCCGTTGGTTCTGCCATTAGTGGGGCCTTAGGTGGTGTTATCAGTTGGATCATCAATGGACTCATGGAAATAGGGAAAGCAGTATACTACGTTGTTTTCTCATTCCAATTTGTGGATGATATGACATCCAAATTTGGAGTTGTAGGACTTGCCATATCATACATCATTAACCCTATAAGGACTTTAATAGAGTTTATTAACCAGTTAAAGATCGCATGGGATGCTTGGAGTAAAACGGCTGAAGGACAAGAAGTATTTAAGGAATTAGGGGAGGCATTTGGAGAATTGAAGGCGGCGTTTGGAGAAGTCTGGAATGCATTACAACCAGCAATACAAGCAATACAAGCCGCTTTCAGAGAACTTTGGGTTGCATTGTTCCCCGTGTCATCAGAAGCCAAGAAAGCCGGTGATGGACTAAAGGATACTGGTAGTGCTGCTAATGATGCGAAAACACCAATACAGTTATTTGTTGATATTATAAAAATCTTTGCTGACTTTTTACAGTATGTGGTTGTCCCCGTAATAAAATTACTCGCAGAAGGTATTAGGCTGTTAGCACCGGGGATAGGGCTTCTTGCAAGCATATTAGCCACCTTAATCGGCTGGGTGATCCAAGGAGCAATATGGTTCATTAATCTTGCCAGAGCAGTCTGGGCTGTTGCTTCTGCATTTGGACAGTTTGTATGGTCAGTTCTCACAACCATTTGGCAGATTATCATGGGTTTCATACAATTACCTGGTCAAATTATTAGTATTTTGTGGGGTATCCTCACGGGGACGATGTCTTGGTCAGAAGCTTGGAAGATATTGGGTTCTAATGCTGCTGTGAAGTTTGTTATCTCTATTATCAATTTCTTGATCTCCTTACCTGGAAGGGTGTTTAACATCTTAAAATTGGTTTTAAGCCGTGTTGTGGCGTGGATAAGCCAGCTTTGGGCTAAAGGAGTATCAGCTGGTAGGGGTTTTGTGGATAAAGTTGTAAGTTTTCTTAAAGACCTTCCATCCAAGGTAGGTCAAATCCTCATGGATGCAATAAATGTGATACTTGGGAAGGTAGGAGACGCCTTTAATGCGGCAGTACGCTTTGCACAAGGGATATGGGACGGTATAAAAAGTGCATTGCACATAAAAAGCCCCAGCATCATCTACAAACAGCTAAAATCTGATGTGGATGCCGTGAATGACATGTTTAAAAAGAGGGCTGCTGAAGGCCGTGCTGCCGCAGCACTCTACGCTTACGGCTTAAGGGAAGGATTGGAACCAGCATTATCAGCAACAACCACAATAGCCACCACAATACCGG